CGATCTCAGTCTCAACGATCTGGGCCTGCTTGAACCAAGCCCAGAACTCATCCACCTCCAGCTCCAGCACTTCGGCCAGGCCCCAGCCGGTCAGCTTCGACAGGACGATGATCGCCTGCCTCAGCTGCTCTTCTGAGACCTGGCCGACTTGAAAGCCTGGACCTGCGCCTCACACTTGTCCCAGTCGATGCTGTCCAGCTCGAACACGTCCTCTTGGGTGATCTCACACAGGTTCGCCACCAGCGCGATGCCCATCTCGGCCTCGGTGCCGCCTTGCTTCTGCGCCGCCATCAGGTCGCGGACCTTCGGGCGGCGCATGATCAGATGCGATACCTCGACGCCCGACACGGTGATCGGGAAGTCGAGGACGATCTTTGCGGTGTTGGGGTGTGGATCCCTAGCCATCAGACGCCGATCGCGGTGCGGATGGATTCAAGCTGATCCACGCCGGCAATCCGGCGGATCATGTTCACCTTGTCGATCTCGACGAGCTCGCGGCCGCCGACGGTGAGCTTGAAGTATCGCAGGGTGTAGGCGAACGTCCCGGTGCTCATGTCGCCGGCGGTCCAGTCGCCAGGATCAAGCTCCTTGATGTTGCCGGTCATGTTCACCACCACCGGCACAGCAGCTTCGCCGTCGCGGCGCATGGCGCCACGAGCGGTCAGCTGGGTGTCGGCCGAGGCCAGGCCGAAGAGGGCGATGATGTCCGGGTTGTACTCGGCCAGCTCGAAGCTGCCCTCCAGCTTCTCCATGCCCATGTCGAGCTCCACGGGGGCGTCCATGCCGCCGCCACGGAACTCCTCCATCTTGGTGGTGAGGGTGGGCAGGGTGAGGGTTTGAACGACGCCGGCGAGGCCGCGGCCGTCAATGAACAGACTGAAGTTCTTCAGTACGCGGGGGATTTGGGCCATGGGTCAGGTCCTCAAGCGAAGAGATCAACGACGTAGCTGTTGACCAGGTGGCTGCGGAAGGTCACGCGCTCGGCCGGGTAGGGAGGCGTGAACTCGAAGTCGAAGAAGACCTGGCCATTGGCGATGGTGGTGGGGCTGTTGAGCTCGGGATCCACCCAGACGTCGCCGCCGAGGATGGCGCCTCGGGCCTTGAGGCTGCGCAGGTAGCCGCGCACGCTCTCCATCACCTCCTCCAGGTAGGTGGCGGTGATGCAGCGATCGACGGCCCAGATGTGACCGCGCAGGATCGACTCGTTGACCATGTCCGCGGTGCGGCGGACGGAGAGGAAGGCGTAGAGCGGGTCGCTTGCCAGGGTGCGGTTGCCCCAGAGGCGGAAGCCCTGCTCGCGCACGATGGTGGCGATCTTGGCTTCGTTCAGCAGGTTGGCCCGGCTGGTGTAATCGCCGAGGGTGAAGTCGATGGCGCGCGAGGTGCCCTCGATGCCGGCGATCTCGTTGTTGGAGGGGCTCCACCAGAAGCCGCGCTCGTTGTCCACCTTGTTGATCAGGCCGGCGACGGCGGGGGAGGCGGGCACGCTGGCGCCGTCGCGCAGCACCCAGGGGTCGACCACGAAGATGCGATCGGAGCCGAAGTCATCGGCGATCTGGATGGCGGCCGCGTCGGTGGTGTTGGGGCCGTCGGCGATGATCACCGCGCGGAGGCGGTTGGCGATGCCGAGCAGCTCGGCCAGCACCTCGGAGCGGACGGTGCCGCGGTTGATGGTCCCGGCCACGGCCTGCACGCCGGAGGGAGGTGCAGCGATCGTGACGGTCGGGTTGGTGGCGTAGCCCTTGCCCGGGTTGGTGATGGTGATGCTCATCACCTTGCCGGCATTGGCGCCGGTGCCGAGCACGGCGACTGCAGTGGCGCCGGTGCCGCCGCCGCCGCTGATGGTGACGGCCGGGGCGGTGGTGTAGCCGCTGCCCTGGGTCTGGACGGCGATCGAGAGGATGCCGTTGCTGGTGCGCTGATGGGTGAAGCCCGGGGCCAGGAGGATGCGAGGGCTGAAGCCGACCTCGTTCTCAGCAGCGAGGAAGGCGTGGACGCCCTCGTAGGCGCCGGTGGTGTTGTTGATGCCGCCGCGGACGTTGTTGATCGAGGCGGCTTCGTCAACGCCCTGCTCGACGCGCACCACCACGACGACGGCGCCGGCCTGGTCGTAGATCAGGTCGAGGGCCGCCTGGAGGGTGCCCGCTTCGCCGAGGCCCGCCATCTCGCTGCGACGAGCGATAAGCACCGGGGTGTTGAGGGGGAAGGCGTTGGCATCCGCATCAGGTGCGGTGCCGATGAGGCCGATCACGGAGGATCGAACGGTCTGGATCGGCCGGGCCCCAGTGTCGATCTGGAGGACCTCTACGCCGTGCAGAAAGGTCGTTGTCATGGGTAGGAGAGTCCTCCTGTCGGGTTGAGTCTAGCGGCCCTGGCCGCGCAGCTTTTTTCGGCCGCGGCGGCGCGGGCGTGAACGCTGGCCCTGGCCTTGTGAAGTGGTCTTGGGCGGGCCGGGTTGGTGATCAATGCGGGCGGCGCCCTGCTTGGAACGAACTGCCATCAGATTTCAGCGTCGAGCCAGGCGCGGTAGCCGGTGACGTAGGTGGTCACGCCGGCACTGGTGGCTTGCAGGATGCAGGAGCCGCCATAAGGGGTCGCCCTTGCGATGATGTTTTGCGCGTTGTTGGCGTTTGCCTGCGTTGTGTTCGGATCAGCAACAAGGGCGGCAACCAAAGGCGCCTTGCGCATTTCATGCCAGCTGATCGGCGCTTCCATGTACTGACCTGCAACAGACGCATAGAACATCATGTTGTACGGCACCCACTGGCCATATCGCTTGCACAAGTTCAGCTCGGTCGCCGGCGGCCTGCGCTCAAACGGAACGTCGACAGGCCCGGGTTGAATCTGCACCTGCGCGATGTCGAAGGTGCCGGATTACTGGCCCAGGGTGTTGGTGCGGGAGTTGTAGCTGCTGCCGGCATCGAACCAGATCAGCAGGCCGAGAAAGTCGTCGCTATTCGTGCCGAGTGTCTTGCCGCTGATCGAGGGCAGCGTCGCGGTCAGCGTCACCTTCTGCCATGCAGTACTGAGCGCCACCTTCGAGACAGCAAGGCCCGTTGCTTGCGCACTGGGCGATCCTCCAGTGCCGAAGAACTGAGTCAGCTCGATCGAGATGGAGCGCGTGGCGTCGGCCTTCGCCCAGAAGCTCACCGTGACGGTGCGGCCAGCGAAGGTGCTGACGCCTTCGATGTTTTGCGACAGGACCGAGTAGTTCGCCGCGTTAGCCACAGACGACACCACCGCACGGCAGAAGTAGGTGGGATTGTTAGGGACAGCTGTCTGGCCCAGGGTGAAGGCTTGCCGGCTGATGGTGCAGCTGCTGCCCGATCGCAGGTTGCTCCAGCGATCGGCGCTTCCGTAGCCGTTCGTCGAATGGCTGGTGGCTCTCTGCCAGAGATCGAAGTTGCCGTTGATGATCGCGTTGCGGAAGCCGCTCAGCGCGCCACCATCAAACGCAAGATCTGCGTTGAGGATTGTGCCGTCTTGAACGTCGGTTCCGGTGATGGTCGAGTCCGACACCATGGCGCCGGGGATCCTTTGCAGTGGCATGGGTCAGGTTGCGGGGGAAGTTAGAGCCCGAACAGCTCTTTGAGCTCGGCGACGGTCAGCCCTGCGGCCTCCAGCTTCTGCTCGGTGGTGAGCACCGGGGTAGGCTCAGGCACGGGCGCCGGCTCGGGCTGATTGCCCTCCTCCAGCCAGGCCAGGTAGGCCTGGAAGTCGGTGTTGGCGGGGTCGGGGGGGATGTAGGCGCGGTCCGCGATGCGGAGGATGGTGGCGCCCTGGGTGAGTTGGTAGGTCATGGGTTACAGCTCGGCTGTTGCAATAACGGTGCGGTCAATGGAGTAAGAATCTCCCGCCGCATGACTACTGATCTCGTGCCTGAACCCACTGGCGCTTGGGCTAAATGCATTCTGCGTAGAGTTCAGCACCGTGCCGCTTGAGAGGCTGATAGTAGGGGTTGCTCTCATATGCACTGCAAAGTTGACACTGTTCGCAAAGGTTTGCCCTGCAGCTGTGGCGGCTGAACGCACTGAGGCATTGGTTGCTTGGTAGTACCTCTGACACAACGCCAGCTCCTGCCCGTAGCTCCTGCGCTCAAACGGTGTGGCCACTGATCCGGCTTCAAGTTGCACGCCGGTGATGTAGAAGGTGGCGCCGTTGGTGCCAACGACAGAAACCGTCCCTGAAGGTTGAATGTAGTTGCCGGCTGATGTCCAAGTGCCAGCCGTGCCACCCGCACCCGCGCCCGTAGAACCAAGGCCAAAGCGTACATAAACGCCTTCTGTATTGTCGTTGTTTGTGCCACCCGTCGAGGTTGCTGCTGGGATGCTGACCGTCACATAGGTCCAAGTATTGGCAGAAGCGATGCTGTAGGTAAATGGCATCACCCAGACGGCGGTCTTAGTCGTTGCAATAGACCCACCAAACGTGCCAGTAAGACTGGAGCGCACCCAAAACGAAAGGACCGCAGGCTTTGCGTTCGCCGTCCCCCAGTCCAGGTCGGCAATGTTGAACCCTTCGATGACCTGCTCAATGGAGAACTGGTCATTGCCCGCGAGGGTGTAGGCCGACAGCGACGTGGCCCCCAGGTAGTTGGTGAACCCAGCAGGCGGTGTCACCGCCCCAGCGTTCCTTTGGGCGGAGTATTTACTGGCTTGAGACAGCTGAGCCCTCCACCTGTCCACCAGGTACTGCCCGGTGTTTGGCGTCACTGCCGCTCCAGCATTGCGCTGGTCGATCCGCATGTCGCCATTAATGATGCGGTTCCTGGCGCCAGAGATCGGGCCGCCGTTGATGCTGCTCACCGTTGGCGCAATTACGCCAGCCAGCTTCTCGTTCGTTACCGCGCCATCCCGCAGCTTCGGTGTCGTCACTGTGTCATCTGCCGGCGCGCCCTGGCTCGCCACACCCAACGCCAGCACGCGCACCACGGTCCCGGCCGGCACGCCTTCACTCAGCGTCAGCTGAGTGCCGGTCATGTTCAGGCTGTACTCGCTCGTCGGCTGCACCACGCCATCGACCGTCACCAGCGCCGACGGCTTGTTAATCACCGCCGTGGTCAGCGTGAACACTGACTGGTTTGCGGTGGCGATGAACACCATCTCGGCCTGCGTCGAGCCCTGCACGTAACGCGCGTCGCTCTCGGCCTTGCTGTAGACGTTGCTCGCGTCAGCCTTCAGCGCCAGCTGGGAGGCCACCGTCGCGGCAAAGTTGGCATCGTCGCCCAGGGCCTCGGCCAGCTCGTTCAGCGTGTCGAGCGCACCCGGCGCGCCGTTGATCAGGTTGGTGATCAGCTGATCGACTTCGAGCTTGGTGTAGCGGGCGTAGATGTCTGCGTCGATCGCGGCCAGCGCATCGCGCAGGCGCACCACATCGTCGGCAAGGAAGTTGCCGACGTTCGGCAGCTTGTAGCTGCGGTTCGTTGTGCGGTCGTCGATGGACATGGGATCAGATCACGACGAGACGGAGCTGGCGCAGCTGCGGCCGGGCCGCTGCAGAGCCGGTGAGGGTGAGGCGCACGCGGGTGGTGGTGCCGCCGGCCGTGAAGCTGGCGACCGTGTGGATGCGCTCCACCCAGCCGTCGCCCGCCGATGAGCTGCTGGTGAGCGCCACCGTCTGCCAGGTGCCGGTGCTGGTCTCGAACTCCACCAGCACGCTCGATGCCCCGGGCAGCAGCGCCTCGAAGGTGCAGCTCACCTTGGCATTGGCCGCGCAGGGGATCGCACGGCTCACGTAGGTGCCCGTCTCGCCCAGGTTGCCGTAGACCGCTTGCGTGCCGGCGAACAGGTATGGGCTCAGGGTGTCGGTGCCGCGCAGCACCGCCGAAAGGGTGAGCCCCACGTTCAGATCCTCGGCCAGCTGAATGCGGGCATTGTCCGCGCCGCGGATCTGACTGCCATCCGGCCGGGTGAAGATGAACTCGGCATCCGTCTCGGAGCTGATCCGCTCCACGCCGGCCAGCGCCACAAGGTCGGTGATGTCGCCCACGGCGGCCAGGATGGTGCCGGTGGCGGGTGTGGCGGGGGTGCCAGTGACGGTGAATGTGTAGGTGCTGGCTCCCGTCGAAGTGATCGTGAAGGCGCCGTTGTACTCGGTCTGAGTGGCACCGCTGTGAACCACCTTCTGACCGGTCACAAACGGGTGAGATCCGCCGACCCAGGTTGCGGTGGCTGTGCTGCCCGAACGAGTGATCGTGACCGTGCCTGCCCGCAGCTGGCCCAGGTTCACGGTCCTGGTGGTGCTGGTGAAGCGGGCCCCGTACATGCGGAAGGTCAGGTCCGACTCCTGCACCGGCGTCCAGGTCGAGGCATTGCTCGACTTCAGCATGGTGCCGATCGTGTACGGCTGGCTGGTGACGAACTGCTGGGCGGCGCTGTCGAACTTGCCGAGCTCGGCGAGGCCGACCGCGTGCTCAGCATCATCGGTCAGCAGCACCATCGCGTACTCGACGCCGGCCTGCAGGAACACCGGCCGGGTGAGGCTGATCTTGTTCCACTGCCCCACCGTGATCGCCGACCCCTGGATCACGCCCTCGGCCAGCGTGGTGGCATTGGGCAGGCCCACCTCCGTC